AATTCTTTTTACGTAATAGTAATTAATAAAATTTCCTGCTTCTGTACTTCCAGGAGTTAGATATAAAGTAATAGTTACCTTATCAATAAATCGTTGTACGAAATATTGTGTAGGAGTTCCTTGTTGAGTTTTAGAAGAAAGACCTTGATACGTAGATCTACCAATTTTAGTTAAAGAAAAATCAGTTCCTGAACTATTTCTATATACTGCTTCTAAAATATCATCTACTCCATAAATAGCAGTAGCATCAGAAGTACCATCTCCTGTAGAACGATACATCGTATATTCCGATTGACCATCTACTAAAGTAATAGAATTATTTCCTACTTCCCAATAATGAAGTCCTCTATTTCCCCATTCTTGAAATAAAATATTTAACGATCTTCTTGCTGAAACTAAATCATAACCCGAAGCAAGCGTATAGCCTATTCGTTCGTATGACTCTTCTATGATTTCATCAATAGAAAAATTCTTTTCAAAAACGTAAGTTCCAGAAGTAGTGTTAGCCATTTAGCCTCCTACCCTGCTGTTAAACCGGGGCCTGAATATTTGTCTGTTAGTAAAGTAACTGCAGCTACTGTAAAAGTAGAAACATAAATTCCTTTAGGGAATAAAATTCCATCTTCAGGAAATGAAAAATTAATAATATCTCCTGCAGGGACATCCGCTTGGAATAATGTGTCTCCAGTTGCACTAGTAGTTTTTAAAATAACAGTACCAGACGTTGCTAAACCTGCAACAATAATTCCTCTTAGTCTTACAGGTGGTGCTACGACTACGTTAGTAGTTGCTCCTGCAATTCTTGTTGCTTGTATGTCTGCTTTATATGAACCCATTTATATTCTCCTTATTTAAAGAGCTCCCGAAGGAGCTCTTAAATTAATTATTACGAAGCAGCTATTGCTGTGTTAGTGTCACAACGTAACCAATCTGTTCCGTCTGAGAAAGCGTAAATAGATGCTCCAGTTGCTCCATTTGCAACATAAACCATTACTCCTTCATTAGAACCAGCTGCTAAAGTTTCTCCAGCTCTTGTTCCAGTTGCAATAGTAATTGTAGAAATGTTTGCTCCTACCGTCCATGCTACATTAGATCCTTGTTGTGTATCTGTTGAAGTACCTGATACTCCTCCGTTTACGTTTGCTCCTCCAATAAAACCGTTAAGTGCGGTTACTGGACCTGTAAATGTTGTGTTTGCCATGATTATATATCCTCCTAGTTAATTCTACACAGTCTCTAGGCTGTCGACTATACGCGTCTATGCAGAATATATTTATGTATAGTAATTAAACTATATAGATTTTTTGAATAAAGTGCAAGATATCCTTATGGGAAAAACGCTTTTTCCAGCGATAATAGCTTGACTAACTAGCCAGCTATAGAAAACTCAGGAGCAACGGACTCTATTTTAACTCGATGTAAGATTTCTTTAGCTTCAGTCGCTTTAATTTGACTGATAACTTTTTTAATCTCTTCATCAATCCTAACCATATTTAAGGTGTAGATACCTTCTTTATTATGGTCTTGCTCCCACTCTAGTTCAAGCGATCTTTTGGTTTGGTAAAGATCCTTGATCTGATTGTGTTCCATGTACAATCTCCTCGTAGGTTAAATGACAATTCTTTTTAGAACTACCATTAGGAGTGAACTTTATATCTTTTTTTCCTATTTTGTCAAGGATAGCATTTTCAACGCTATCTGCTGTATCTAATGCTTCTATAGTGGTTTCTGCTTTATATCCGTATGCATTTATTTTAACTAAAAATTGTTTGATCATGGTTCGTCCTTTCTATCAAAAAGAAAGGGCCCGTCAAGGGCCCTTCCTAATAATTAATACTTTAAAATCAAGTATTAAGCTGCGCCGGAAGAACCGAACATTCCTCTAGGGTCAGACCAACCGAAAGAGTATCTCTCTCTCGCTTTGTATCTAACATTCCCAGTATCGAAGTCACCTTCCATAGCTGTTTTGATTGCTGCTCTTACAAACATCTTCATACCATTTGGTACATCAGTTTTGATAAAATACGCATCAGGGTCTGTTAAGAAATTGTTCACAGAGTAACCTTGTGGAACCATTCCCATAGACGCAATTGCGTTGATATCATTGTCTGCAGTGCCAACTCTTTGAGAAGACTTCATTAATCTTTCCGCAGTAAATTGTAATTCACTTGGAATGATCATTTTGACTCCTCTAGCCGCAACTTTTAAACCTCTTTCATCAGTAAATGCACTGATATCAATCAATGATTGTTCTAATGAAGTTTCGTTTAAGTCCGCTTGAGTTGCTAATGTATTGCTGAAAGTTCCAGCAATAGTAGGATGGTCTGCCGCTAAAAGGGGTTTTCCATCTCCACCAGCATAACTAGTACTAAACGCATTGTTTAATACAGCTGCTGCTTTTACTTGTTTGGTATTCGCCATAGATCTTGCTAAAGCTTTTGTATATCTAGACGCTAATCTATCATACAAATTGTCCTCAATCGCTTCTTCAGTGATTGCGAACGCTAAAGCAACAGTCTCGTGCGTATATCTAGCAGTAAATGTTTCTTGAGCGTTGTCAAATGTCACACCTGAACCTTCCGGTTTTACTTGTGCATTTGCGAAACCTGATAACATTACTTCCTCTTCGAAAGCTCTGTCAGAAGTTTCAATACCGCCGTCGAAAATCTCTACGTGCTGATTTTCATACCTTTTGTATTCCAGGCCGAATAGTGCATTCAATCCTGGCTCTAGTTCTTTAACTAGTTGTCCTCTTGATATAGCCATAATTTATTCTCCTATTATATGCCTGTTGTTGATTTCAAGAAATGCTCGTTGATAATACCAACAACGTTTACATTAGCTGCATATGTCGTAACATTAGACAATTCACTGTTTTCGATGTCTTTTGCAACACCTAAAATTCTGAATTGTTTGCTAGCTGTAGTAACGTTAGCCGTATTCGAGTCTATTTCTACTTTAGATACGAAGTTCGGGGAAGTACCTGCAGCATAAACGATATCAGTGTTTAATCCGATATCCTCTATTTCTAAGGTTCCGTCCGCTTGTACTTCGAATCTTTCATATGGGTCGTCAGATACGAATCCAACGATATCAGTAGCTGCATTGGATGCTGCTAAGTGATTCGCCCATCTTGGTTTTTGGTTAGAAGCATCAGTGTACTGAACACCATTAAGTGACCCTAATAGAACTACATCGGTAGTTGCAGCTACACCAATATAACCAGTGGCTAAAAATTGCACTGGGTCATTTTGGTATATTGCATCTGAACTTGCAGCAATATTATATTCACTTAAACCTTGGTTATCAGCATTCTGACCCACTTTTCCGATCGGTCTAAAACCGAACGCTGCGTCTTTATTTGCCATTTTTTTTCCTTGTTTAAGTTTAATAATACCGCGTTCTTTTTGGAATTACTAAAAAATTACTTTTTAGAACCACCAAAAGTTACACGACTCTGCCTCTCACTATTGAAAGGCATACTTGGGTGCTGTTCCTTCAGGAGATCGTTGTTGACAGCTTCTTCTCTGTCTTGCGTTTGTTGCGCGTAATATTTCGTACGTGCATCTGCAACCTCTTTGGGTATCCTAGCCAGCACTAGGCCACCATGTCCAATAACACCTGCGTATTTTCCTTCTTTAACCGTGGAATAAGATCCTTCTGGATAGTCATCGGCTCTCACCAATTCCCAACCTGATCTTAGTTTGCTCGAGATATTTTTCGTATCGTCGTTTCCTAAGATTTCAGTTCTCAACCAACGATGGACAAATCCGTCCATGGGCGCGGGTGCATCTAAACTTGATGGTGGAGTCCAAGTTACAGGTTTCTTTTCAGAATCTCTGCTTTGGCTCGCACGAGGGGTTTTCATTTTATCGTTTTCCATATGCCTATACCTCCTTCATGTATTTTTTTTGTTTCGCATACTCTTCTAATGGCACTCCTAATTTTTTAGCAATTACAACTTCAGTAGGGGTGAGTCTGACAGTTTTGCGACTAGAATTTACACTTCGCCTTGCTGAAGCTACTTGTTGTGTCGGCCTAGTCGTATTAGTTTTTGCCGTTCCTTCATTAGTATCAAATTTATGGGGAAATTCAAGTCTTATTCTTTTATCAATTTCAACATAATATTCGTCACTTTTAGGATCATAACCTTCTTCATCGGTTAAGGTCTTATGCAGATCAAAAGCAGTATACGTCATTGCTTTATCCGAACCAAACCATTTATTTTTAGCGGCCCAGTTTTCTGCTTTTTCATCGGGTACGTTTCTTGTCGGTTGTTGAGGGATATCTAAATTATCCATAGTAGGGATAATAGTATCTTGTTCCTCTTTATATGCTTTTTGTTCTAACAACCTAGCTTCTTCGTAACCTAAACGAGAAATATCTTTTTGGATATCTACTTCTAAATTAACATCACCTGATTCTCGCGCCTGAGCTAGTCTAGCTTTAGCACCATCTAAGGCAGCAACTAATTTAGATTCTCTATCTTTTAAGCTGTTGGTTTCTAAAGAAGAATATTTTTTACCTAATTTTTCTGCAGCTTCCTTTTGGGTTCTTGCATAATTAATAGCTTCTTCTTTTTGACGTTCTGCTTCTCTCCATTTTTTAGTGAGTTTGGCAATTCGTCTTTGCACATCTTTACTGTAAACTTCTAATTCGTCTTTCTTTTCTTCTGTCTTATCTTCTGTAGTCTCTTGCTGCTCGCTACTAGCGTCTAGCGTCGAGGGGCTAGTGACTTCAGTTACTGTTTCTTTTTCTTCTTGTACCGATACTTCTTCTTCAGGGGTAGATGTTTCAATATCTACATCTACTTCCGGTCCTGAGCTATCTATATCGACTGTCTTGTTTTCTTCGTCTGGCATAGTTTCCTCCTATGTTAAATGTAATGCAACACAGATTCAGGATCTTTTACAGTTCCTAAAACTTCGTCGTCGTTGAGAATTCGGATTTCTCCTCCTTCTATTGGTAGTCGTGATCCTGCGTATCTTGCAAAAATCACCCAATCTCCTTTTTTGCACCAAGGCTGTTCAAACTTATCTTTGTCCTTGTATGCTAATGGACCCATTTTTAAAACGTAACCACAATTGGTTGCGATTCGTAATCGGTCTAATGCTTCTTGTGCAATTAATAATCCACCTTTTGTTTTTTCTTTTGGGGTGAAAGGTAAAACTAATATTCTCCAACCAGATGGTTCTGGAAGCTCATCTACCACAGGTTTAATACTGTCTGGATTAAGCGGTTCCTTATCTGGTGCTATATTATTTTTTTCTTGTTCGTATTTTTCTTGAAGACCTAATTTAATCTTTGGTACTTCCTGATCCGAATGGGACGATGGTGTCGTCTCCGGTTGTTGTGCTTCCGTCATATTGCTCCTTCTTATTTAGCAGGTTAGAGATTTCCTGTAATATATATTGATAGGCATGTGCCTGACCTAGTAGATACTTATATTTATCCATATTGTCAACACCTCCAGTGATCATTACTTCACCGATGTTTTGATAGGATGCTTTTAATTTTTTTTGAATTTGTTGTATGAGCACTAAATCGTCCATTAAC